GTGGCGAGCACAGGCTGAAAACATGGCCAAATTCTTACGTAAAGGATCTCTTATAGGTTTGGAAGGTCGAATTGAGACAGGTAGTTATCAAGCGCAAGATGGAACGACTCGCTATACAACTGACGTTGTGGCGGACAGCATCCAGTTTTTAGAGCCTAGAAAAGACATCCCGTCAAGAACTGGACAAACTGCTGATCCAGAAAAGGGATATTACGCAGACCAAGAACCGGGTAGCGGGCAAGCGGTAGCTGATCAATACAGTGATTATCAGAAAAAGATATCAAATAGTAATATGATATTTAGTGATAATGATTTGCCATTTTAGGAGGTATAGACTTAAATGTTTAAAGAAATAAAAAAAGCGAAAAAAGATTTTATACGACAGCTACCTAAAATTACAACATTAAGCTTAGTGTCGTTGATGATTGCGAATGACCCTGAAAATAATCAAGAATCAAAATTATTAAATGTTCAAAGTAAGGAATTTGGAATCTTCATTTATAATTCATGTCAAAAAGAATTGGTAAAGAGACTAAAAATAAAATAAGGAACGGATCAACCGTTCCCTATTAAGAATTTAATTGAGTTCATCTGATTTTACAAATTCCATGATGTCACCTGGCTGGCAATCAAGTGTTTCACAGATTCGATCAATAATTTCTAAATTGACAGGTCTATGGTTTGATAATTTAGCCATTGTTGTAGGTGACAGACCAACCAATTTAGTGAACTCTGTTTTTGATAAACCTTTACGTTGAATCATATCAAGAAGTCTATAGTATTTTATCGCCATTCACTACACTCCTTTCATAGTTAATTATAAAGAATATTTCCGTATTTGTAAATATATTTTATTATAAGTATAAATATTTTCGCTAAAGTAGTTGTGTAATCTATTTGTTTCGTGTTATTATATCCACATAGGCGGAAATATATATTCATATATGTAAAAGAGGAGGAGTATGAGATGGATCAAACACAAGAATGTAATGCATTAGAATTCTTAAATCACTTTTTAACTGGCTTTGGAGAAAATTCTATAAATAACAAGTTAACTGTTATTAAAAATGTTTTAAAGATGAATGATCGAGAGATAGAAAATTTACTAAGTATTTTAAAAAATAAAGAAAAGGAGAGTGCTTAAATTGCATACACAGAATGAATTAATTCCTGTTATAGAAAAAGAAGATGGTGATATCGCAATAGGTGGTCGAATTCTTCATGAATTTTTAGGGATAAAAACAGAATATCGTAAGTGGATAGTAAGAATGATAGAATACGGATTTGAAGAAAATGTTGACTTCGTAAGGGTGACCCAAAAATGTCCTACCCCAGGAGGACAGCAAGATCAAGTTAATCACTTTTTAACTCTTGACATGGCAAAAGAGATTGCGATGATACAACGTAATGAGAAGGGAAAACAGGCTCGTCAATATTTTCTTGCTGTTGAAAAAGCATGGAATGATCCAGTCTTGATAATGGGGCGTGCTTTAGAGCTTCAAAAGAAAAAAGTAGCAGAATTAAAAGATATTAACGAGCAGAATATGCCAAAAGTAATATTCGCTGATGCAGTGAAAGCAAGCAAAACATCGATCTTAATTGGTGAGTTAGCTAAACTTTTAAAGCAAAATGGTGTGGATATCGGACAAAAGCGTTTATTTGCATGGTTACGCGAGAATGGATATTTAATCAAGCGAAAAGGTTCAGATTATAATACACCGACTCAAAAGAGTATGGATAAAGAGTTGTTTGAAATAAAAGAAACAGTAGTGGCTCATTCAGATGGCCACACATCCATTAATAAGACTTCGAAGGTAACGGGAAAAGGTCAAGTATATTTTATTAATAAATTTCTGAACGCTTACAAAATGGAGAGGGGGCAACATGATGGGTTGTTACATTAAAACAGGATGTGTACATTTAATTAATTCGTTAACGGATACCTTAAGTTGTAGTGAAGTAACATTCGATACTGTAAGAAGTGGTGTCGGAGCTCACTTAGAAAAAGCAGTAGATAAAATATTGGATAAGCATGATAGACGACCGGGGATATTTAAACCGAATAGTAAACTAAAGCCATTATTTGAACAGTACTCAGTAGGGCATATAAAATTTGAAGAATTATCAATAGAAATAGCTCAATTAGTAGCAGAGTCAAAGTTCAAGGAAAGTGTACAAGAGAGATCAATGTTGTTTATTTTAGAAGGACGAGAAAGTATTTACGTGGTAGATGCTAAAAGAGATAAAACAGTATTTCAAGTAATAAAGAATTATGATGAAGGAAAAGAAAAAATTTTAATAGAAGAAGTTCCGTATTCGTTGCCAAGCATACGAACAAACAGCGTGAGTTTTTTCGAAGTCAATCTAAAAGATATGTCAATAAATATATATGAAAAATTAATAAGTACACCTGATGATGATATCTATTTGTTTGCAGATGTTATTTTGAGAGCGGATATGGACAAATCATTGAACGAATATATAAACATAGCGAGGAAGTTATTTTATAACTCAGTCTTAGATATGGAACACGCAGCTTTAGCGAATTTTGAAAAAAAAGTAGACATTGAGCTAGTAAATGCGTTCGAACAAAATATCTCTAACCAGTTATGGGAATCTAAAGAAATTAGTTTAAAAAAAGCAGGTAAAGTAATTGAAGATACAGTCATTAGAAATAAGTTTATATCAAAGTTAGAAGAGAATAGCATTCCTGAAAAAGTTCAAGCTTTATCTGATAAACCCATTGTTTCTAAGACGATTGATTACAGATTAAAGAAAGTGTATCTTCAGAACGGAATTCAAGTTTTGGTTCCAGACGGAGTAGAAGAATTCAATGTAAAAATCAAGGAGATTGATGGAGAGTTAAAAGAAATAACAGAAGCGGGGTAGATGAATGAATAAGCACAGAAGATCACAAAGAAATAAGATTAAAAGCATATTAGATGAAAAGCTATCATTGGAAGACAAGGTTACCATATGGGAGATAGACCTCCAGCAGCTCAATAGGAATTTGCATAGAATAAAGACATCAGAATATAGCAATGACGCTAAAGGTCAAGGAGAGAGCTTAGAAGATAGATACACAAGCCAGATAAGCTCAAAAGAAGAAATAGAGGAAAAAATACAAATGGCGAACGATAAAATAGTTAGAATAGAAGCAGCTTTAGAACGGCTGAAAATTAGAGATAAAGAAAGTTATGCGATGTTTGAGATGTGTTACTTTGAGGGAAAGAGTATTGGATATATTAGCGACACAAAGGGATATAGCTGTGGCTCCGTCCTAAACAAGATCCGCGACATGGAAGATGCCTTTGTTAAGATCTTATCTTGCTAAGCGTGCATTGTATTTAAATTGTAGTTTTGTTGATACTTTATTATAGTTTTATTATTACTTTATTGTGCTTCTTAGAATAAAAATCATGATATTATGATAGTGTCAGATTAGTACATCACGATAGCTCACATTTAAACGTAGTTACTATCATATATAGTACTGGTCTGTCATTGCTCCTAATTAAAACCGAGCTTACGTTAGTTCGGTTTTTTAGATGTAAAAAGCGAGGTGTTAACAGTGTGACCATGTTAAAGTTATGCAGATGTGGGGCAGTAGCGCCACTTGCAAATAAATGTTGCGATAAGTGTCGTAGTATTAAAAGTTCGGACGAGAAAGAAAGACAGAAACATTATGATCTAAATAGGCGTGATACAAAGTCAAAAAATTTTTATAACAGCAAATCTTGGAAAGTAATGAGATCGTCGGCTCTAATACGTGATAATTTTTTATGCATGGAATGCCTAAAAAATAAAAATATTCGTGAGGCAACCTGTGTAGACCATATTGTACCAATTAAAATAGACTGGACCTTAAGACTTGATATCGACAACCTAAGATCATTGTGTGATAAGTGTCACCGAATCAAAACACAGCAAGATAAAGTTAAGTATAGGGAGTTGAGATAAGGAATGAAAATTAAATGTGATAAATGCGAGCATACCTTTAAACTAAGTGTACCAAGTACTACGACGATAGATAATGATATTGAGTGGACTTACTTTACTTGTCCCCATTGTGGTGAGCAATACAGCTGCTACTACAAAGATCGAAAGGTAAGAGAACTGGAAAAAGAGAAGGAACGTTGGGTAAAGCAGACAAAGAATCCAAACCTAAAGAAGCATGCAATCGAGAAAGCGAATCAAATACAAAAAGAAATTGAAAGTGAAATGAAAAAACTTAAAGAAAAGCTAGGTTAAAATGTTATCCACATACCCCCTAGGGGGGGTAAAAAGTTTTGACAAAGGTCGCCAAACCACAGCCCCCCCTTTCCGTCGCAAAAACTCCCTTTTTAAAAACTTTTTTAGAGGAGGTGAACCAGATGGCAGGAAGAAAAAAAGAACCTGTTGATTTAATCTTAATGAAAGGGAATAAACACCTAACGAAGGCCGAAATCGAAGAGCGAAGGAAACAAGAAGAACTTGCAAACGGATTTACTGATAACATTTCCCCACCTGATTACCTGTCTAAAAAGCAAAAAGATGAATTTGTACAGATAGCTGAGGAACTCTTAAGACTGGATTTGTTTACGAATTTAGACGTAGACACTTTGGCACAATACATTGATACACGCTCTCAATATATAGAAGTTATTAAAGCATTAAAAAAGTTTAAACCAGTCCAAAATAAAATTAATGAAAAAGGCGAAACTTTCATCACTACAACTCGAGAATATGCCAGCTTGCAGCGCACGAAAGATATGCTGATCCGTCAATGCAGGAGTTTAGCTGGTGAAATTGGATTATCAATTAACTCTCGATTGAAACTTGTTGTACCAAAACCAATTGAAAAGCCACCATCTAAATTTAGTAAATTTAGCGGTGATGGTTAATGTATAAAGATATAACTAATGATAGAGTAACCGAGTATGCTCTAAATGTTGTTGAAGGACATAAGATAGCTGGAGAAAGCGAAAAATTAGCCTGTCAGCGACATTTAAATGACTTAAAAAGACAAGGAAGCGAAGAGTTTCCTTTTTATTTTAATGTTGAGAAGGCAAACCACTTAATAGAATTTGCAGAGTTGTTGACATTAGCTGAGGGTATGAAAAAAAAGCCTCTTATATTACATGGCTTTCAGGCATTTATTTTCGGTTCTCTTAATGGATGGGTTGACGAGAAGGGATATAGAAGGTATAGGACAAGTTATGTCGAACTAGCAAGACAACAAGGCAAATCACTTTTCAATGCAATTTTAAGTTTATACTATGGTAATTTTTATGGGTATCAATACCCACAGTTATATTGTGTTGCAACTAAAGAACTCCAGGCGAAAATTGTACTAAAAGAATGTGTTAAATTTATCAATGTAGATGAAGAGCTAGCGGAAACATTTACGATTAAAGAATACAAAAGTTTAATTGAATGTAATTTGACCCATGGTGAAATACGTGCACTTGGGAAAGATTCTAAGAGTATAGACGGCTTCCGCCCTTTTTTTGGGAGCGTCGATGAATATCATTTACACAAAACTGATCAGATGTATAAACTCCTGCAAACGGGTGCTAAAGAGATGTTAGAGTCGCTTATTAGCGTTATAACTACAGCAGGCTTTGACCTTAACTCGCCCTGTTTTAAGTTATATGAATATTGTAAACATGTGTTAAGCGGTGCGGTGATGGATGAGACACAGTTTATATTTATAACTGAGCTTGATAAAGATGATGATCCATACTGTGAAGAAAACTGGCCAAAGTCAAATCCCCTACAAACAGAAGCGGGTATAAAATCATTAAGAACATTCGCTATTAAAGCCAAAACAATGGGCGGCAGTGAAGAAATGGAATTTTTCACAAAGGCGCTTAATATGTGGGTGGACTTCGCAGATTCAAGTTATATTAAAAATTCAGATTGGAAAAAATGCAGTTCAAAACGTGACCTAGATGAATTTTTAAAAGCTCATCCTGATGTACCTTGTTACGCTGGTCTTGATTTATCATCCGGTGGAGATTTAACTAGTTTGGCGCTTGTTTTTGTTTATAACGATAAGGAAGGAAATCGCAAGTATTATGTTTATACTCATTCTTTTATCCCATCGAAGCGGGTCCTAGAACACGAACAGACAGATAAAGCTCCTTACAGAATATGGATAAGAAGTGGATTATTAACCGCAACCGAAACCCTAAACGGAATTAAAACGGATTATAAATACATTATCGCGCATTTGAAAGAACTTATTGATCGATACAACATTGATCTGAAAATGATTTGTTATGATCCGCATAATGCGAGTGCTTTTTTAAATGACTTAGAGGATTTAGGGTGTCCTACACTAGAGATTACACAGTCCGCTAGATTTCTAAATGATCCGACATGTGATTTTGCATTAGAAGTAGAGGCTGAAAACGTAGAATATGACAAAGAAAATGAGCTACTGACATGGTCAATCATAAACGCCAAGGCAATTTATAATTCCTTTAAAGAAAAAAAGATTGACAAAGAAACTTACGCAAAGAGAATTGATACTGTCGATGCTATTATAGACGCATGGAAAATGGCTATGGTTGCCGAGGTCATTAATGTAAATCAAGCGGCAGATGATTACATTGAGATGATGGGCTGGGAGTAGGTAATAATTGAGGAGGTGATGGAGATAGGAGTAAAAAAGCAGATTGAAAAAATCATAAATGGATTTAAAAATAGAAGTAAAATAAGTCCAGACCTAGACGAGAAATCATTTTTGAATTGGTTGGGAGTAGAGTCAACTAACGATGCATTATCGGAAGTGACTTATTTTGCTTGCCTAAAGAAGCTGTCTGAAACAATGGGTAAATTACCAATCCATCTATATCAAAATACCAAAGACGGAAAAATACGGCACGATGACGATGAAATTTTGAAATTACTAAAAGTTCGACCTAATCCATATATGACACCGACTGTCTTTTGGTCTACTGTGGAAATGAATCGTAATCACTTCGGTAACGCTTATGTTTTTATTAAGTTTAAGGGGATCAAAGCGGACTCATTATGGATCATGCCTAGCGAAGATGTGAAAATTATTATGGATGATGGTGGTTTTTTTCAAAATGAAAATGCGATTTGCTATCAGTACACTGATCGTCTAACTGGTAAAGTGTACATTTTTCATTCGGACGATGTTTTACATTTTAAAACAAGCAACACATTCGATGGTATTACGGGGTTAAGTGTACAAGATACACTTAGACTGATGATTGATGGCAATTTAGAAGCGCAAAAATTTATGAATAACTTATACAAAGATGGTTTAACAGCAAAAGCGGTTGTTCAATATACGTCTGATTTAGACAAAGAAAAGCGTCAAAAGTTAATTAAGGGTTTGTCTGAATTTGCTAGTGGGTCAAAAAACGCTGGTAAAATGATACCAGTGCCACTGGGGATGCAGATCCAACCTTTAAATGTAAAACTAACAGATGCCCAATTTATCGAATTAAAAAAATATTCGGCTTTACAAATAGCGAGTGCATTTGGTATAAAGCCCAACCAGATTAACGATTATGAAAAATCAAGTTACAGTAATTCAGAAACGCAGAACTTAGCGTTTTATACTGACACTATGTTATATGTGGTCAAACAATACGAAGAAGAAGATACTTATAAGTTATTGCCCAGTAGAAAATTGGACGATAACTTTTATTTTAAGCTAAATGTGGCAGTTATTTTACGTGCTGACTCAGAAACACAAGCCAAAACTCTTACAAGTTACGTTCAAAATGGTATTTACAAACCTAATGAGGCTAGGTCTGTACTTGATATGCCGGATGATCCTGAAGGAAATCAATTAATGGCAAACGGCAATTATATCCCACTTAGTCAAATCGGAGAGCAATATAAGAAAGGGGGTGATACATAGTGCCATTTTGGAATTTTAAACGAGTCATAAAAAATCAAGGTGAAAATGATGAGGGAAAAGAAGTCATTGAACTAAGGATTGAAGGTGATATTGTTGACGATGATCGAGTGTGGTTGTACGAATGGTTTGAGGAGCCTTGTACTTCTCCGAATACATTCCGAGAGGAATTAAAACAATATGAAGGTGAAACGCTTGAAGTGATTATAAACAGTTATGGTGGTGATGTGTTTGCTGCTGCAAGTATTTACGATGATCTTAAAAGACGTAGGGGTAAAACAATGGGTGTGGTATCGGGTAAGGCGATGAGTGCAGCGTCTGTTATTTTAATGGGTTGTGAGTATATTAAAATGTCGCCTACTGCCATACTAATGATCCACGACCCATTGACTTATTTGGGTTGGGGTAGCTTATCCGATTTCAAACAAACGGTAAATGTGTTAGAAACCGTTAAAGATACCATCTTAAACGCTTATGAGTTACGTACTAAGCGTAGTCGCAATGAACTATCTGATATGATGACAATAGAAAAATACATGAGCGCGCAAGAGTCTGTCAAATTAAATTTTGCAGATGAGGTCTTATTTACAGAAGGTCAAACCGTATTAAATAGTGGATTTAGCTTTGATAGGGGTGCTATTCTAAATAGTGTCAAGCCTACCATTGAACATTTAAAGAATTTATCAGAAATGAAAAGTAAAGCAACCAAAAACTTAGAAATAGAACGATTAGAATTAGAGCTTACTTTAATGTAGCTCTTTTTTAATACAAAAAAACTGGAGGTTTATAAATGTCTAAGAAATTAAGAACTATATTAGAAAGTATTGAAAACAAAAAGAAGGCTGCACTTGAATTATTGAATTCGGGAGACCTCGAAGGTGCTAAAAAATTACGGGATGAAGTTAAGAATCTAAAAGAAACATACGACATTACAAAAGAATTGGAAGATGAAGAAAAAGAAGAGGTTTTAAACAATGGAAAACCTATTGAAAAGAATAAAACGGTCTCTGCGTTTGATGCATTTGTCTCCGCATTTAAAAATTTTGGAAAAAGTGAAAATTTAGATCCTAAGACAGTCGAAGTCTTACGAAATACAACCATGACGCAAGGTGTTCCAGAGGATGGTGGTCTAACTGTCCCCCAAGATATTAGAGTCGAGGTACAAGAATTACGTCGACAGGGTGTAGCATTAGAGCCTTATGTTAACGTTGAATCTGTCTCCACTTTATCAGGATCAAGAAACATCGAGGTGGATGCAGATCACACGCCATTTGACAATGTGGATGAGGAAGCTGAATTTCCTAAAATTAAGGGTCCGCAATTTAGAAAAATTGATTACAAAGTTAAGAAAAAAGGGGGGATTTTAGAAATCACACGTGAATTATTTGAAGATACCGGAATTAGGTTACGTCAGTATTTAGTAAAATGGTTGACTAAAAAAACACGTGCTACTCGAAATTTCTTAATCATTAAAAAAATGGATGAAATGACCGTAGGAAAAGAGGTTGAGGTTAAAACATTTGACGATCTTAAAAATATCAAGAATATACATCTTGATCCTGTTTTTGAAACGACTTCTATTGTATTAACCAATCAAGAAGGGTTTAATTATTTAGATCAAATGAAGGATTCGGACGGTAAGTATGTGGTACAACCTGATCCAGTCAAAGCAACACGTAAATTGTTATTTGGAACCGATCCAATTGTAATCATTCCAAGTCGAACCTTGCCAGTTGTGGAAGATGTGGAAGGAAAAAAATTAGCGCCCATGTACATAGGGGATTTAAAAGAAGCCATTACCATTTTTGACCGTGAAACTATGTATATTGGCTTTAATGATTCGGGAGATTCATACTGGCAATTTGATAAAACAGGAATCAAAGTGCGTGAACGTTTAGATATTCAAGTAGTGGACGATGAAGCAGTCGTTAAAGGTTTAATTGACATTGGGGATATGCCAACAGTTAAGAAAAAGCCTAAGAGGTAACTAGACATGAAATTAGATCTTGAAGAAACAAAGAGCTGGTTAAAACTTGATGAAGGACCTCACGAGGATGACCCAAACATTATGATGCTCATGAGAGCGGCTGAAATTTATTTATATAAAGCTACTGGGAGAAAGAGATTTGGAGAGGAGACAGAACTTGCCAAACTGATGTGTTTTACCTTAATTACACACTGGTATGAGGATCGGGACTTTTATAGTCCTAGTCCTCAAGCTGTAAAAAAACCTATTATCACAGCTATGATGACTCAATTACAACTAGGTGGTGATGAGTATGAGTGCGAGAACCCGAAAAGAGGAAGACAACCCGGGACGTTTGAACAAAAGAGTGGAACTCTTAATACAAGAATCAGAAGATAATCAAGCGGGAGGGCGTAAAAGCAAAAGTATTGTATGGGTGCCTCATGTTAAAATGTGGGCTAAAATCGAAAATTTAAGCGGAAAGAGCAGATTTAATCACAACCAACAACAAGCAGAACTCACCCACACAATAGAGATTAGATATCGGAAAGATATAACTCGTAAAAATAGAGTGCGGTATAAAGGGCGTGAATTTAAGATTATCTTCATCGCGAATAAAGATGAGGCGGACAGGTTTTTAATTTTACATGTGAAGGAGGACGTGTAACATGACTACCTTTACCATAACACTCGATAATCAAGATCAAGTTACGGTCAAGATCCATGCCTACGAAAGAGATCTAATTCACGAATTAGAAAAGATCGTTAAAAAAAATGCATCTTCAGTAGCGAAGCAAGCTAAAATTAATGCTCCTCTTGGACCAACTGGAAATTTAAAAAGTAGTATACGGACTAAAGATGTTTCTAAACTGATGGGCATTTCTGATAAGTTAGCAAAAACCGTAGTGGCCAGAAAACCAAAAGGAGCACACCGGCACTGGAATGAGCTGGGCGCCCGCTCGACATCTCACCCAAGAGGCAAGATGCCAGCTCAACCCTTTATGGCTCCTGCTGAAAAGGCAGTAGCTCCCACATTTAACGCTGAAATAAGGGCTAGAATTTTAAAAAAGGTGGAGATTTAATTGAACTTAATTGCAGCGCACGAAGCTATATATGAACGTTTAGAAGTTATTAAGGGTGTTACCATATGGGATTATCTACCGTCAGACGAATCCCCACCCTATATTGTTTTAGGTAAAATGAGTTTTGAATTTTTGGACCTATTAGCGGCTAAAGACATGACCGGATATGTTTTAACTCAAAAAATTCATGTTGTCACTAAAACACAGGAAAAACATCAAGCAATTGAAATTATCAATCAAATAAAAAAATTGTTAGAACCTGAATTGGAAATTGAAGGTTCTTTTTTAATGAAACAACTTTTAAAAAGCGGATCGGTAGAAGAAACAGAAGATGAATTATTTTACGCAGAAACCAACATCGAAATATGGTTGGAAGATGATGAGGAGGTACAACGATGAACAATTACACAGGATTAAAAGTTAAATTGTATTTAGCAAAAATTACTGAAGCGGGAGACCCTATACTTTTGGCGGGCCAAAGGGATGCCACCTTAAACATTGAACTCGCTGAAATTGACGTCTCGTCAAAAGACTCAGAAGGCGGATGGAATGAAGTAATCGGAGGGAATAGAAGTTGGAATATATCAGCTTCAGGTGCTCACACGCTAGGAGATGAAGCCTACGAACTAATAGAAGAGTCGATGATCACACCAGTGCATGATGAAAATATAGGGAAATTAATGGCTTATTTAACGACACCGTCAGAAGTTACATATATAGGACGTGTCTTAATTACGAGTGCATCCAAGACAGCTCCTCAACCCGACTTAGTAACGTACAGCATTACAGCCAATGGCGATGGTCCGTTAACGAAAGGAACCATGCCGACATTTACAAGTCCGGTATCATTTTCGATTCCGGTAATAGCTGAAGAAACAAAAACAACAAAGGGGGCTAAGTAATGGCTGGCGGAACTATTTTAGAGGGTGTAAATGACACTTATAAAATTAATATTAGCATAAACGCTCAATCAGATATTGAAGACGCTTTAGGTAAATCCATATTTGAGAGCCTTGGCGATTTTAACTCCATTAAAACATTGAGGACTATATTTACTTTTGGCTTGAGATACGGAGGGAGAGAGAAATTAAATTATACCGAGGCTGGGGAGATTATGGACGATGTGATAGCCAAACACAGCTTTAAATATTTGGGTGAAAAGCTACACACGGAACTGAATCGCGCCTTAAAAGTAGAAGGAGAATCAGATGATAGCGAGGGCGAGGAGGGAAAGTAAAAAAACCTCCTTCTTATGATGAAATTTTAGCCGAAGGGGTATTGATGGGGTTAAAAGTATCGGATTTTGATACGATCACTTTAAAACAATTTATTACATTGAGTCGTAAATATTACGAAAAATTTAAAAGAGAAAGTGAAATATACGCCTTTGCAACTTTTCAAGGCATTGGAAATGCATTTAGAAAAGAAGGAGTTCCTTATCGGGAATTATGGACTGAAAATGAAGGTAAAGAGATGACACATGAGGATATCAGACGTTTTCACGAAGAAAGAATGGAACTATTCAAGGAGGTGGGTGTAATTGTCAAATAGTCTAGTTGTTAGAGTAGGAGCAGACATCACCTCTTTTAAGAAGGAATTTCAAAAACTGTCCAAAGATTTAAATAAATTAGGAAATGAAATGGTAGACATCGGTAACACATTGACTAATAGGGTGACAAAACCATTACTGGCTATTGCAACGGCTTCTGCTTATGTAGGGATGGGCTTCGAGGCATCCATGTCCAAAGTCGAAGCCGTAACAGGGGCTACTGCTAAAGAAATGGAAATGCTAGAGGAAACCGCTAGAAAATGGGGTGCTGAAACGGTATTTACAGCCTCACAAGTTGCGGATGGGATGTATTACATGGGTCTATCAGGGTGGGACACCATGCAAATTTATGAGGGATTGCCCGGGGTACTCCATCTAGCAGCATCAGCAGGGCTCGATCTAGGGCATGCTTCAGATATCGTGACTAACGCCATTACTGCATTTGGGTTAAGTGCAGCAGATGCCGGTAGATTTGCGGATGTATTAGCTACAACTAATAAAAGTGCGAACACATCAGTTGACCAACTAGGAGAGGCATTTAAATATGTCGCCCCTATAGCTGGAGCTATGGGCTATGAAATCGAAGATGTAGCAGTCGCCTTAGCTATGATGGCTAATGCGGGTGTACAAGGGTCACAGGCTGGTACAACATTACGTCGGGCTTTATTGGATTTAACAGATCCTACGGACGCCACGGCAGATGAAATGGAACGATTGGGAATAAAAATGTTCGAAGCCGATGGAACAGCAAGACCGCTCGAAAAAGTACTTGAAGATTTAAGGAAAGCACTTAGTGGATTAGATGAAGAACAACAAATGGCATCTGCAAGTACATTGTTTGCGACTACCTCCATTGCTGGGATGTTGGCGGTGGTTAATGCGTCCGATGACGATTTCTACGGGCTAATAAACAACCTTGAAAATGCGGAAGGAAATGCTAAAAAGTTTGCTGATATCATGCAAGACAATTTAAAAGGCGAACTCATACAACTTAAATCAAAATTAGAGGAAGCAGGAATCACCATCTATCAAAACTTATTACCAGCGCTAAGTGATAGTGTCAAATTTTTGCAAAATATGGTGGATAAGTTCTTGGCGTTAGACCCAGCGACCCAAAAAAATATTGTTAAAATAGCCGCCTATGCGGCCGCTATTGGACCTCTCTTAGTAATAGGTGGTAAAACTTTAATTATGTTTGGAAAAATGAAGGCAGCTTTGACAATTTTAGCAGGCGCTAAAGGAACAGCCACCGTAGCGGGTGGTAAATTAGGGGTTGTATTAGGTGCAAAAGGGATCGCAGGTGCGGCTGGTACAGCTTCCGCCTCATTAGGCGCAAAAGGGTTAGCGGGGATGGCGGGTAAAGCCGCTACCGCTATTCTCGGGATCAAAGCGGCACCTATCATAGCAGTGGGTGCAGGTGTTGCCACTGCTGGTTACGTCGTAAAAAAAACAATGGATGAAGAAGTGATCCCGGCAATGGACTTATTTAAATCAGAGCTGAGATTGGCAGAAGACGGGACAGTTGAATTCCATGGCACGGTGTCAGAGGAGACACAAAAAGTGGTGGGTGCATTTATGGACATGAGTCTGGGAGTGGGATCAGAAATCACAACCATGTGGGCGAGTCAGCAACAAATAACAGATGATAATATTGATGAACTCAACACCAAATATGACAACATGTCAAACATGGTGATTGAACATATAGAAACTCAAAAAAATGAAACATTAGAATTAACGCATCAAGCATTGGTTGGAATGAATGAAATCACTGATGAAGAACAATCTAAAATTTTAACACTGATAGAAGATCATCATAATGATATTGCTGAAAAACAAAGAGAACTTGATCGTCGTCGAAAAGAGATCCTAGAAAACGGGTTTGATGAAGAAGGAAGATTGACAGATACAGCCTATAAAGAGTTAATGGCACTACAAGATGATTATCAAAGTCAGGCAATTGAGTCCTTATCGGCTAACGAGATTGAGCAAACAGTTATTGCCAACAATCTAAAAAATAGCAAAGAACGGATTAACGCCGAGATGTTAAGTGATGCAGTCACGTCCATAAACCAATTACGAGATGATACTGTCAGCATCGCTGAACAAGAGCGTGACGACAGAATCCGAGTAGCCGAAGAATTAAAAAGAACAGGTGGATCTGAAGCGGAAGAATTAGCTAATAAAATGATTGACGAAGCCAATCGCATGTATAACGAAACAGTAGAAGCGGCTAACAAACAACGTGATGAAGGCGTTAAAATGTTGGCGGGTGAATACAAAGACTTAGAGAATACGGTAAACCTTGAAACAGGAAACATATTGACGAACTGGGATAAACTTAAAAATTGGTGGGAGAACTGGACACCCAAGCAAAAAGTATTTAGCTTTGTCCAAAATATATCGGAAAATATATCTAAATCAATTAGTACACCCGACGCTAATAACTTACCAACCTCAAAAAGACAAGCTATTAGTAACAACGCTAATGGTACTTGGAACTGGCAAGGTGGGTTAACATGGGTCAACGAAAGAGGACCCGAATTATTAAATCTACCACAAGGAACCTCTATTATTCCATCACCCCTATCTAGCCTAATGATGCAGGAATATGGGAGGGAAGTGGCAAGGTCAGAATCTAAGTATCAACCAGTTCAAGTCATTCAAAATGAAATGAATTTTAATTCTAATAACACGACTGTTGAAAATTTACTAAGAGCACTCCTACATAAAGACCAGTCTATCGTCCTTGATGGTCAGGTGATAGGGAGTACAGTCGACCATCACTTAGGGGCAACAACCAAACGGATGCGATATATGGGAGGTGTCTAATGATGGTGGATGTTATTGTGATTAAAGAGAATCAGACACACCCATTAGTAGACTTGTTTGGGGTTAAAAACATCGAAATTAAACGAGATCATCCACAACTGATCCCGAATTATATTCAATCAACAAGTACTCACGGTAAAAGACTGTTTGAAACAACATTTGACTTGTTTCATTTAATCGTCGAATGTCAACTCAACACGTCTAGCTTTTATAACTATCACCTTAAATTAGCAGAGATCAAAGCTCTTTTATACTCAACAGAACCTTACTATGTGACCTACACATTAGAACCGGGGTTAAGATTTAAAGTTATACCTCAACCCCTGGAAGTGATTAGAAATAGTCCAACCCAAGCCACTCTAACCCTTACATTTGACGTTTTTGAGGGTTGCGCTGAATCCATCGGGACGACTCTAAATGCCGTGGATTTAGCTTGTGATTGGCAGTTTTCCATGGGGATTGTCGCAGAAGATTATCAGTATATCCATCAAACACATTCGTTTGATATTTGGAATTTAGGGGATATAACTGTCGATCCTCGTGAGCATGACTTAATTATCCAAATAGAGGGGGTCAGTGAAGGGGATGTGACTTTAATGAATGAGACCACAGGAGAGCGGTTTGTTTATCATCCACCGCTAAACACGGTTAGAGGAGAGATTCTCACGCTCGATGGTGTTTATCCAAAAATTAACGGTCGCCATTGTGGAATTGAGACAAATGGGGGGTTAATCTCGTTAGTCCCTGGGCGCAATCAAATACAGGTCAGTGGGATATCTAGAGTTAAAACCAGTTTTGAATTTAGATTTAGATATAAGTAGGTGACCAAATGGATTTACGAGTTAGAAATTTAGAACAGACCCGACAGGAAGTTTTGACTCACCTAGATCGAACTTCTTTTTACGTCAATCAACAATTAAATGAGAGTTGGGAAATCGGATTTACGATTTACCAAACCTTGAAGAATCAAACAGGCTATGATTTAGTTGAGTATGAAAATTCTGTGTTTTGGGTTGGACAGGAATTTATTATCAAAGAATTAAATGAACGGGCGGTGGGTCAACAATTAGAAAAAACAGTCGTCGCTGTCCATGTCAGTTTTACCATGCAAGATGGGTATCAGTATGACCAGATGACGGGTACCTTTTCCATTGTTCAGTGTTTGAATCATATTTTTGCCCCAGATCACAGAGGGTTTACATTCAGAGTGATTGACCATGATGGTGTCATCTCCCGTCAAGAATTTGAAAATTTCGGGGATGGGAATTATTTAAGGCTAATCCATCAAATCATCGACCGCTTTGACGTGGTGATGGTAGCAGATAATAAGCAGCTAACGTTCTACCCCTCGAGTTATTTTGGTGAGAAAACTCATGAGGTGATTCGATATAAACACAATACAGATGACGTTAAGTTTGAGATTAATACTTATAATTTACGTACCCAAATCATGGGGTTTGGAAAACGCCATGAATCAGAGGGTGACACATTGGGAGATTATTATTTCCAACCCCTCACTTATACCAGTCCAGAAATTAATAAATGGGGTTTAAGAATTGCCCAACCCGTGCGTGATGAACGCTATACCATTCCTGGGAATATGGCTTCGAGGTTAAGACAAGAGTTACAGGATTATCCCGAGATTGTCGGAGTAGTCAGCTTGAGTTTATTGGTTGAAGTGAAACTAGGGGATTATATCCGATTTGTCTACGAGCCTCTAAATGTTAATCAATTTATTCAAGTTAAAGGGATTAAATCCTATCCGATGATGGGAGCAAAGCCACCTGAGTTAAATTTAAATAATACCAGGCAGACCATGACACAGTATATGGTGGCCTTAGCCGATAGGAGGTAAATCATGTTAAAAAAATGGGTTAATAATAAAGTGGATGCTCTATTTAAACAAGTGTTTAACGACAATGTCGACAAAATTAATTCCATGTTTGAGTCATTAGAGCAAAAAACTAAACAGATTAACAACAGAATAGACAACATTATTTTAACAAGTGGTGGGACGAGTCCAACCGAAATAACAGATGCGAGAGTGGGGGCAAGGGGCACCTCACACCCTACACTCAAAACAAGGTTAGATCATGAATACCACGAGCACGAACAAGGGATTAGGGCTAACCAACAAGCGATATCAGATAACCAAGTGCAAACTCATCAATTACAGGAGCGATTAGACTTACTGTATGGGCAAGACGATGTTTCTGATATTTTTGTCTCCGAATCTCGCGGGAATGACACTACGGGAGACGGAACATCAGAGCGACCGTTCCGAACAATTCAACGTGCAGTTAACTCTATTCCCGACGTATCGCCCACTAAATTCTGGATTTGGTGTGAAAGTGGCCGATATTTAGAGGATGTTAAGGTGACAAATATCACCTGTTCCGAAATCCATATCGCATCGTTAAATTACGCTGTTCTTGATCCAAGAGACGGGGACACGGATGTTTTTATCCGATCCATAAACTTTTTAGATTGTCGGGCTTATTGTCGCCCTCTCGGAATCACATTTGTAGACACTGGAAATTTAGATAATCCAACGTCGAGTTTGGGAACGGCAGGATCTCACGCACATGTTAGAGCGGATCGGTGTGGTTATACTGCGGTAACAAATTGTCGTTTTGCAACTGCCAATACTGGGCTTGATGTATCTAGCATCAATATAACAGCTGGAATAGGGCGTGTCATCGCTTGTCAATTTTCTAACCAGCGGAGAGCGTGCGTGGTTGATTTTGTCAGCACCGTTGAATTTTTTAATAGCAACCGAGGAAGCAACAATACTCAAGTCTTGGTATCTAGTCGATCCATTGTTTTTGCTAACGGTTTACAAGTCACAGGTACGACTTCAACGACCGCCCAAAATGGGGGACAAATTTTTATCACGTCAAGCGTTAATTAGGAGTAAATAAGATGAGTTTAAACGAAATTTTTAAAAAATACCGATTTACCTTGGCGGTGTCTGCTCTAACTCAAGAGATACAAGAATTACCTGTTACTTTTTATTCATATGATGTTAACACAGCTAAACAAGAGATCGTTGTGAATAAAGATGGGCAGGCGCTACCTCTCACTTTAGCCAGTGAGGTTATCCTGGTTTTCAAATTAAATAAAGCTAAGGTTTGGGTACCCATACAAATCAAAGACAGAGTAAAAGGTTTGTTGGATTTTGTCATACCAGATAACCTACTTGGGTATTCAGGCGAGGTCTTGGCAGGGGTATTCATTCGCTGGAATAATGGTCAGTCTGTGGATGTGGGCTATTTTCGGTTTCGTATGGCTAAATCTTTGATCGATGAAGATATAGAGGAAATCGAAGGTATATATATCCCTAAGTTTGATGAATTATATGAGCGAGTGATGAATCAAATGGATGCCATCCAGGAAAGAATTGAAGCAGGGGATTTTGTGTCTCGAAATGATTATAATCAATTACCAGTCAGGCGCAGAATCCAAGTGACCGATTGGGATGCGCTTGATAACACAGTACTGGGATTACGCCAAGGGGAATCAGCAATGGTATACGCAAATATAAGCGCGTTAAATAGCCCCTGGGGCGGCGTAAATTCGGTTGCTGGGATTGCGTTTTTAACAGCTAGTGGGCAAGATAATATAGCAGTGGAGGTTTATCGATCAAGTAATATTACATTAAGTGACCGTAAGGCAATGCGCTTTCGTGGGAGCAGCGGTTGGGGCGAATGGAAGTATGGAGCAGACACAGCAACACGCTTACAAACACCACGGACGATCAATGATGTAGCATTCGATGGGACTACAAACATAACTGTCACCGCTGATCCAACGACGACAAGAATAGAGGCGAATGCTGATTTAAATAGCATCCTTACTCCTGGAAACTATAATAATCCATTAATAGTGGAGGCCACAACCATCGCCAACACCCCCTTGAACGAAGCTTTTAGTTTGCAAGTTATACGTCACGGCGGCAATGACCGTCAGGCCTGTACTCAGATATTTACAAATTTTCAAAATCAAAATTCAAACTTTAGACGATTTATACGAAATCAGAATGGAGCAGTGTGGGGACCTTGGTTTGAGATCCCACTCACAGTTGGGACAGCTCGAACGTTTGATATTTCAGTTACAAGAGCTAATCAATTATCAACTGCAAGGGCGATCACAATAGGTCATGCATCAAAAACTTTCGATGGATCAGTTAATGTTAGTTGGTCATTGAGCGAAATCGGAATCTCGACAGAGGGAGATAATCAGCGAGGAGGGTCGCGAATAGGTAATTTAATAAAAAATTTTGGATGGATAGAGGTTGATGATGATGGCATTTTCACGGTCAATTTTAGAATACCTTATACAACTGGCGCACCGTCGCTAATTCTATCATCTTCTCATAGTACATCTTGGGAAATGACAAGTTCAACAAATACTGGTTTTAGTATACGTGCTCTACTGTTTTCAAACATACGCCCGGTGTTAATATCTTATCAAGCAGAAGGAATATAAAAAAGAGGTCGAACATGGAAAATACAATTAAAATCTTAACAGGAGTTACTGGCATGGTAACCTCCTTTTTATTTGGAGGTTGGACCGTGCTCTTACAAACATTAGTGGTTTTTATGATCATTGACTATATTAGCGGAATCGCAGTAGCTGGTTATCTGAGAGAATTAAATAGCCAAATCGGTTTTAAAGGGATTGCTAAAAAAGTGATGATCTTATCCCTTGTGGCAGTCAGTCACTTGTTAGATCAAATTATATTGGGCGATGGCCAACTCTTACGTGACGCAGTCATCTTTTTTTATATGGCTAATGAGTTAATTTCGATCCTAGAGAATGTAAGTAAGACGAGCTTGCCGATTCCACTAAAACTTAAAAATACTATTAAAATCATAAAAGGAGA